AATAGAGACAATGGTGGCACACCTGAAGTGATTCGTGGTATGACGATGCAATCTAAACTAGACGAGTTAGCAAAATGATCAGTTTAACCGACATTTTAAATAAAGTTTTATCTGAATCGGATCCAAAAGTTGGAACTGGTAAAAAGCCAAAAGGATCTGATAGAAGATTGTATACCGATGAAAATCCGAAGGATACGGTTCGGGTAAAATTTAGAACGTCACAAGATATTAAAGATACACTATCTAGTAGTAGTTTTAAATCAAAAAGTCACAAAAGACAATCTCAAATTATAAATCTTATACATCAAAGAGTTAGATCTGCTTATCAAAATGCAAAAGATCCAAATGTTAAAAGTAGGTTGAAAAGTGCTTTAGACTATGCTATACAACGTAAAGAGGCATCAAAAGCAAAAACAATACAATTAAATAAAGAAACATCCAATCCAGAATCTGGTAAATCGGCTCCATATGGTTCTGGATATGGAGTAGTAGAAAATAACTACGTTAAAAAAACAAACAAATAATTCTAGACGAGTTAGCAAAATGATCAGTTTAACCGATTTATTATTAGAAGCCAAACTTCCTCAGAGCGAGCAAGATATGGATCTTTATGCTCGTAAATACAAAAAAACAATAGATTATTTACGTACCAAAAACAAAGTACTATTATTAACTACTAGTAATAGATGGAGTGGACATAAAGATGATATTGCTAAAAGTACACAACTTGCATTTAAAATACAAGAATTACTTGGTAAAGAAAAAGTAACTTTGATTGATACAACCAAGTTAAACATATTTCCGTGTGAGGGTAACGTATCATCTAAATGGGGAAATCATTGTGGCACCAAAGATTCATCATTAAAAGATAAAGAAAAAAATCCCACGGGTCAACATCGTTGTTGGGCTAGTATTAATAACAAAAATGATGAATTATGGAAAATAAGTAAAGAGTTATTTGAAAGTGATATCGTTTTATTTTTTGCTAGTGTGAGATGGGGTCAAGCCAATGGTTTTTATCAAAAATTGATCGAAAGATTGACTTGGATTGAGAACCGACATTCTACTTTAGGTGAAAGTAATATAGTAAAAGATATAGATTCAGGATTTATTGCTACTGGTCAAAATTGGAATGGTAAAGATGTTACACAAACACAAAAAGAAGTACTTCAGTTTTTTGGATTCAAAACACCAGATCAATTATTTTGGAATTGGCAATTTACAGATAATGCTCTTGATGAAACAAAGAGTTCTTACAAAAAAGCAATTCCTGTATTCGATAAAACATTTTTAAAACCATATGATAAGACTAAATAACATTTTAAGTGAAGTAATACAAGAAGGTGGTGCCGGAGGTCATATGGCACATCCATTTGATTTTGTAAATACCGGTGCTAAATTAGTAGATGTATTTGCGAAATCAGTAAAGTCTTTGAAGCAAGGTGCCGGTAGTGTAAAGATTGATGGTGTTAATGCAAGTATCCGTATGATAAACAGCCAATTTGTAATGGATCGTGGATCAGCAAAACCACTTGATATTAAGGGCATGAGACCCGAAGATTTGCCAAATAGATTTGAACCAGGTCATGGATTTATTAATATTGGAACTAAAGTAATCAATATTTTCGATGAAGCGATTCCAAGTACCAAATCCGAATTAAAAAAGTTGGGATTGTTGAACAATCCAAATATATTGTTTAATATTGAATATGTAGAAGGTACAACAAACGTAGTTGGTTATGGTGATATTGGAAACTTTTTAGCAATTCATGGATTAAAAGAGATCAAACCAAAGACATTTGGTAAGGATGGTAGTGTAAAATCCCGTGTTGCTGTTGAAATACCGTATGATAAAGCGGCAATGCAGTCCTACATCAATAAATTAAATAAGATTGCAATGAAGTATGGATTCAAAGTACTAGGCAGCGTTGGTACATCATTTAAATCGGATCCAAATTTGGCCAAAGTATTGAGAGAACCAGTAACATTATATCCTACAGAAGTTGCTGAAACCAAGTCATTAAAAGACTGGTTAAAAAATGTAAAAATCAATCTTCCACTTATCACCCGTGAACAATTTATTAATGCTTCAAACAGCAAAAATATTACGCAAAATTTTGCCGGTCAAGACGTTCAAAAGATTATAAATGATACCATTGTTTATTTAACCACTATCAAATTAGGAGATGAAGTATTAAAGAATGCTACTAGTGAGATTGGTGACTTAGATAAACATGAAGGAATCGTGGTTAGAGATCCAAATATTTATAACAATCCTTTCAAAATTACAGGAAGTTTTATTATAAAAGGTTTGGAAAGTAAGTTTAAGAAATAAAATAAATACATATTTGTTATGAAAAGAGCATTAGGTAAAAGCAATCTTGATATTGTTAAAGATTATGTTGATGGCGTTCGTCCATTCGTCCAAGTAGGATATGATTCTAATTTGGAAAATTCAACCCGTAAAGAAGGTGAAGAGTGGGAGGATGGTCAAGGACGTAAATGGGTTTGGAAAAATGGTAGTAAACGTAGAGTTTCAAAACGTGCAACTCTTGTTATAGAACAAAGATGTACGTGTTGTAATATGGATGTTAGATGGGGCAGTTATTTGGATGATCGTGTTTGGCCAAAAACACAAATGTGTTATGAGTGTTTTACCAATGAAGAAACTCGTCTAAAAACTCTTGGTATCTGGGATACATTTAATAAAATCCGTGAACTTAAAAATGTAAGATCCGCATTGCAGGATTACAAACGAAAGTTTGAAGAAACAAAAAACTGGTGTGAACAAAATCATGGTAAACCAATTGAATTTTCAGAAGAAGATGGTTCAGTTGAACGTTGGAGTGGTGCTGAAAACTTTTCAAAAGTATTAGATGATGTTACCAAGGATTTAGAAGCTATCAATGAAAGATTATCAACGATAGACGCGGAGATTGTGGAATTAGAAACAAAATATGAGTCAGCCAAACTTAAGAGAGATAATAAAAATAGAGTATAAGAAGTGTATTGAGGATCCTATATACTTCATGAAGAAGTATGTGAAGATTCAACATCCTATACGTGGTACCGTTGGGTTTGAACTATATCCATTTCAAGAAGAAGCTTTACAAGACTTTGTTGACAATCAATTAAACATCGTTCTTAAAAGCCGTCAGATGGGTATTAGTACTCTTACTGCCGCTTATAGTTTGTGGCTGATGACGTTCCACAACGACAAGAACATTCTTTGTATTAGTATTACTCAAGAAACCGCAAAAGAAATTGTTACCAAAGTACGTTTTGCTAATGACAACTTACCAAGTTGGCTTAAGGTACCTTGTGTAGAAGACAATCGTTTATCATTACGTTTAAAGAATGGATCTCAAATTAAAGCGGTATCATCTGCTGGTACCGCAGGTCGTTCATCAGCACTATCATTACTAATCATAGACGAAGCTGCATTTATTGATGGTGTTGAAGAAATATGGTTATCTGCTCAATATACATTGAGTACTGGTGGTAGAGCTATCGTATTGAGTACTCCAAATGGTGTTGGCAATTTCTTTCATAAAACATGGGTTGAAGCCGAAGCAAATCAGATTTCTGGTAAAGGGGGATTCAACACAATAAGACTTCCGTGGCATTTACATCCAGATCGTGATCAATCTTGGAGAGATAAACAGACCGAATTATCCGGTGTAAAAGGTGCAGCACAAGAATGTGATTGTGACTTTAGTACATCTGGTAATCAGGTTGTTGCAGTTGATATTCTAGAGTTTTATAAACAAACATATATAAAAGATCCAGTTGAAAGACGCGGTAACAATCAAGATATGTGGATATGGTCATATCCTGACTATAGTAAGAACTATATAGTTACTGCGGATTGTGCAAGAGGTGATGGTGGAGATTTTAGTTCGTTTCACGTATTTGATGTTGAGTCATTGGAACAGGTTGCTGAATATAAGGGTCAATTAACAACCAAAGATTATGGTAATTTGCTTGTTAGTATAGCCACAGAGTATAATAATGCATTGTTGGTGATAGAAAATAATAACGTTGGTTGGGCTACAATACAACAGGTTGTTGACAGAAATTATCAAAATACATTTTATAGTGCGTCTGATTTAACAATAGTCGATGTTGAAAGAACTTATACAAATAAACTCAATACTGCCGATAAAAAATTAGTAGCTGGTTTTACTACCACTACAAAAAATAGACCATTGATGGTTAGTAAATTGGAATCATTATTTAGAGAAAAAAGTATAATAATTCATTCACTTCGATTGTACGAAGAATTGAATGTATTTATTTGGAATGGTCCAAAAGCAGAGGCTATGAAAGGTTATAATGATGACTTAGTGATGTCATTGGCAATTGGATTATGGGTTAGAGAAACGGCTCTTAAATTGAGAAACGAACAAATACAATATAATAGACAAATGTTGTCTGGAATCAACAAAGTAACCAGTATACACAATCAACCATTGTTAACAAAACCATTTGGTCAAGCATCTGAATCTTGGGATTTCAGTCCCAATGCCAATGTAAACGGCAAAAAAGAAAGCTTAAAATGGTTGTTATAAATACTTATATATATGGCGGTAAAATATGACTGATAAAGCATTTCAAGAATTAAAGAATAGATCACTTTTTGCCAGACTTAAACGTCTGTTTAGCAATGACATAATTGTTAGAAACGTCGGTGGTAAGAAGTTGAAGGTTATAGATACCGATGAAATTCAGTATGCGACTGATCGTAATAGTCTAAGAGATCGTTTCAATAGACTACGTACAACCTCATATAATCAGTATACAAGAGATTTCAATCTATCATATCAAAGTAGCCGTGTAGAACTATTTCGTGACTATGATACGATGGACATGGATCCAATTCTTGCATCCGCACTTGACATTTATGCAGATGAATGTACTAGTAAAAATGAATTGGGTGACATCATTTCGGTACAATCTTCTAACGACGATATCAAACAAATATTAAATAATTTGTTTTATGATATTTTGAATATCGAATTCAATCTTTGGAGTTGGACTCGCAGCTTAGTAAAGTATGGTGATTTTTATTTGAGGCTTCATATTAGTCCTGAATATGGTGTATATATGGTAGAACCTCTCAGTTCATATTATGTAACCCGTTTAGAAAATGCACATCTAGAAAACAAGAATTTTGTTAAGTTCCAAGTCAATCTTCCATACGGAAATAAGATCGAAGATCTTGAGAACTATCAAATGGCACACTTTCGTTTGTTGAGTGATAGTAATTTCTTGCCATATGGTAAGAGTATGTTGGAAGGTGCTCGTCGTGTATGGAAACAATTGAGCTTGATGGAAGACGCAATGTTAATTCATCGTATCATGCGTGCTCCAGAAAAGAGAATTTTCAAGGTAGATATTGGTAATATTCCACCAAATGAAGTTGATAATCATATGGAACGTATTATCTCACAGATGAAAAAGACTCCATATTTGGATCAAGCTACTGGTGATTACAATCTTCGTTTCAATCTACAGAACATGGTAGAGGACTTTTTCTTGCCAGTTCGTGGTGGTGATAGTGGTACCGATATTAGCAATTTGCCAGGTCTTGAATGGACTGGAACAGACGATATCGAATATCTACGTAACAAGATGATGGCAGCACTCAAGATTCCAAAGGCATTCTTGGGTTATGATGAATCTTTGAGTGGTAAAGCTACTCTTGCTGCCGAAGATATTCGTTTTGCACGTACAATTCAACGTATTCAAAGAATTATTGTTAGTGAATTGAATAAGATTGCTGTTATTCACTTATATTCTCAAGGATATCGTGACGAATCACTTGTTGACTTTACATTAGAATTGACTAATCCATCTACAATCTTTGAAAAAGAAAAGATTGATGTTTGGAAGAGTAAGGTTGAAGTCAGCAAAGACATGCAAGAACAAAAGTTGTTCAGTAAGAAGTGGATTTATGAAAACGTATTTAGTATGTCTGATCAAGACATGATTAATCTACAAAAGCAACTTATCGATGATGCTAAGGGAACATATAGATTTAAGCAAATTGAAGAAGATGGTAACGATCCAGCCTTGAATTTCTTGAAATCAAAGGGTGAAGAATCAGGTGGATCAGGCGGATCTGGTGGTGGAGACACTGGTGGTAATACCGGTGGTGCTGAAGCTGGCGGTGGCGCCGAAGCCGGTGGTGGTGAAACTGGTGGAGGCGCTGAAGCTGGCGGTGCAGCTGGCGGTGCTGAAGCTGGTGGTACTCCTCCACTCACAGAAAAGAAAAGAGATCAAACTGGAAGAAAAGATGCTAGAAAATATCCGTTTGGAGAAGATCCTTTAGGTACTTTAGAAAACAATAGAGATAGTGATTTATCACCAACACATAAGTACAAAAATAAATCTCCATTGTCGATGGAATCTATATCATCTCTAGTTAAAGCATTCAATAGTCACAAAGATATTTTAAAGGAATCTCAAAACAAACCTTCATTCATGGACGAAAATAACATAAAAGAATAAAGAATAGTATAAATAGTGATTATTTTTAAATTCTATTTATATTTATATTTAATTGGAACTTATGCATAAGAAAGCGAAACATTCAAAGTTTAAGAATAGCGGTGTTCTATTCGAACTACTTACCAGACAGATAACGTCTGATATTCTTGCCGGTCGTGATGAATCATTCACGAAAAATCTAATGTTCAAATATTTCAACGAATCAAAAGAACTTGGCAAGGAGTTTCAATTATACAACTTCATATCATCACAATCCTCTAAAAATCCACAAACCGCAGATCGTATTCTTGATGTGGTTTTGCAAACACGTTCCAAAATTGATGCCCGTGAGTTGAATAAGCAAAAATATAACTTGGTTAAAGAAATCAAAGAACAATATAACATCGATGAATTCTTGAAGAATAAGATTCCAAATTATAAATTGTATGCATCAGTTTATAAATTATTTGAGAATCAAAATTTAAATGAAGTTAAGTTTGGAGTAGAAGAATTGGTAGAAGCAAGAGAATGTGTTATTGAAAGTTTGACTAAAGATAAAAAGAGTGATTCACAACCACTAGACATCTATGATAGTCAACCAGCTGAAGTTAGACTATTAGCTTATAAGTTCCTAATTGAAAATTTCAACAAGAAATATAGTAACTTGCTACCAGACCAAAAGCGTTTGTTGAAAGAATATATTACAAACGTATCCAATACTAACAAATTCACTGAATTTGTAAATGTAGAATACAAGAGGGTTTCTGAGATTTTGAAGGAGTATATTTCATCAATTAATAATAATGAAGTTATTAAGATTAAATTGAATGAAACTATCACCCAACTTTCAGGTAAAAACGTTGTAGGATTGGTTAAAGAAAATCAACTTACATCTCTTTTGACCGCATATGAATTGGTCGAAGAATTGAAAAAGATTCAAAATGAAAAAACCGCTTAAAGAATCAGGTGATCCATTTAGAGATATTGTAAAAAAATACGCTCAATACTATAGAGATAGCGAAATGGCTCGTATCTCTAAACAAGACTATAATGCATGGTTACAATCACATGCAGACAAGATTTCACCATCTACCCGTGAAAAAATAAAAAAGCAGGTGGATGCCCAATTAAAAAAGAAGAATGAAGCAAGCACTACAGCAGGTGTTCCTGGTGTAATGACACCATTTGCATTTAGCTCCAATAAAAAATCTCCTGGTAATGTTCGTGCCGCCACACAATTCGGATATAAATTGGCAAAACCTGTTAAAAAGAATCCTGGATATGCATTGGAAAATCAAATGTATAGTGAACCAGCTTATGTTACTCCAGCTCAAAACATTGAGCCAGTAGCTACATATACAGATTCAAATGGGTTGGTACAACACGGAGATCCAGAACTAGATCCAGCATTGGCTGGTCATGAACAAGGCATATTGCCTGTAACAGAACATGCAAATAGACTTGTTAGACAAATGCGTAAAGAAGGAGTTGGTGGTTTATTGTATAAATTGAAAAGTGAAGCTGAACAACAAGCAGTTGCTCAACCAGCACCAGCTCCAGCACAGCCAACTCAACCTACACCGCAGGCTCAAAAAGCTCCAGTTGATGTCAATCTTCAATCATACGATATTCAACCAGATTTTAGTGATTTTGATTCTAAGTTGAAGAATAGTACTGAACAATTAAAGACCGATCTTCAAAAGAAGATTCAAGATTCAATTTTAGATAAAAAGATTGTGGTTCGTGCTAGTAAGGGGTATAAACAACCAGAGGCCGATTATACAATCAATGTCACAGGCGTACAAATCGATTATTATTATGATCGTTATGTTATTGTAATTATCGGTCGTGAAGAAAGCAAACAAAAGACTGCTAAATTCTTCGTTAAACCAGGATTTAAGATCAAAATTTTAGGAAAAGCGGATGTCAAACCTAAAGATCAATATCAAATAGCTAAATCTAAAGCATTGGTTGATCCTAACAAACAAGCCGCAACTCAATCCGCAAATAATGTGACATCCGAAGAACCACCTGCAACTGGACAAACTGCCGGTGAAAAACCACCACAATCTCAACCTACAGCTTAATATGAAACAAATTCTAATCGACGTATTACCCTTTGAATTTAAGAGAACATCACTAAACGAATCATTGAAAGATGGAAAACTCCTTGTTAACGGAGTTTTGCAACGTGCTGATGCAAAGAACCAAAATGGCCGTGTTTATCCAGAAGATATTTTGAAGCGTGAAGCTAACAAATATATGGATAACTTTGTAAAACAACGTCGTGCTATGGGTGAGTTGGATCATCCAGAATCATCTGTTGTTAACTTAAAGAACGTTAGCCATAATATCGTAGATATGGGTTGGGATGGTAAAGATTTAGTTGGTACTGTAGAAATTCTTCCTACACCAAGTGGTAATATTTTAAGAGATTTACTACAATCTGGTATTTTATTAGGCATCAGTAGTCGTGGTTTAGGCAGTGTTAAGAAAGACATGAGAGAAGGTGCAGATGTTGTACAAGATGATTTTGATTTAATTGCATTCGACTTTGTAAGCAATCCAAGTACACAAGGTGCATTCATGTATCCACAAGGAAAGATCAATGAAAGTGTTGATCAAAAAATAATCATCAATCCATATAGCAATGTAGAAAGATTAATTCACAATATTCTTTCTGAATTGTAATTTCAAACAATATTTATATTCATATGATCAAGCTAAAACATTTAGTAGAAAATTCCACAGAAGTTGCTTATTCCCCTTTAACAAAAGAGGAGAAAAAGAAGTTATATGAAACAATCAAAGCTTACAATGAATATCGTGGTTCATTAAAGGCAGAATCCATCTATGAAACTGCAACCAAAATTATGGAAGCTGTTAATCTAGCTGAACGTTATGCCATTAAAGAATGTAACGAATGGATGGAAGCCAAGATGATTGAACGTGACATGAAAGATGTCAAGAAGATGGCTGGTAAGTTATACGAAGAAGCACAAAAGATCAAAGGTGTTGAAAAACAACTTGAGATGTTGTACGAAGAAATTGGTATGAAGTTGGAACGCTATTTTGAAATCGCAGATCCAATTACAGAAGCACCGCAAGCTTATCAAGTACAAGGTAGACCAGATTCAGTCAGTATCGCTTCTTCAAGAGATATCGATCAAACCAATTAAAATATTCTAGCTGGGATACTATCAATAAATTCAATTAATTTATTGAAGGTTTCAAATACGTAACGACGGGATGTTTCCAAAACATACCCGTCTTCTTCTTTATAGACCTTAATAGTTTGTTTGTGATCTTCTAGTTC